ATGGTGCTGATGCTGGTGCTGGTGCTGATGCTGGTGCTGGTGCTGGTGCTGGTGGAGGGTTAGACCCAACTCATTCAACCGCAGAAGACGCAGATGAAGGTGACGCATATATGGATAATAAAGCAACCACAGGTGAAGTAACAGATATGACTACTGATTCGAAATTAAGAGATATTGAATCTCAAATAAATGAATGTCGTACAATTATACAAGAGATAAATCGGGTTTTACCGAGAAGTTTAAATAACATCACTATAGGTGAAGTTACACAGACAGACGACATAAATAAAATTGGTATTTCAATTGAACAATCTATCGACACAGAAACGTTAAATACAATTACAAATAAAAAAGAACCTTCTGCTAAATGGTTAATAAATGCGATTTTACCTAGAGGACAGAAAGGTCCTCATGGTTTGAAAGGTGAAAAGGGCCCTCCTGGAGATATTGGAATAATTGGCAAAGACGGTAATCAAGGTGAACAGGGACCTTGGGGAAAAGATTGTCCTAATAATAGTTGTGAATAAACAATGGTGAAAACTTTAATCGAAGTAAGTAATATACAATGATTAATTACTTTATTATATTAATAATCACTATTTGTCTGATATATTTAGCCAGAAATAATATTGTCGAACCCCTTTCACCTTTAGTTAATTATCCATATTCTCCGTCAATACAATTAACTGAAGATAGCATTTATTTAACAGAGAATAGATTAAATTATGATGCTATTAATATAGAGATTGATTATATTGAACTGCAACGCAATGAATTGAAAGAAAACATAGAATCATTTAAAATGGATGTAGGATTTGTTGAAGAGACATTACAACATATTCCTTCAACTGTTCGAGTAGGGGGGAGTTTTCCTCATGATATAAAGCTTAATTTCTCATTTCCTCCTCCTTTTCCAGGTGACCCAGGTCCCGATGGCGATAAAGGTGATAATGGAAAAAAAGGTAAACATGGACTCAAAGGACAAATTGGATTTACAGGCGGAAATAATTATTGTTAATTCATGAGAATTTTATACAATATAGTATAATATATTGTATACAATGGCCAATTATTTTACTCTAGAACCTCCCGAGGAGATGCCTCCTGCTATCATTCAACGCATGAAAGATTTGAAATGCCCACCTCCTATTATGCCTTCAAATGTAAGTGGCCGCGTTAACGCATTAAATGATAGTATATCTAGGCAAGCCAACGAAATCGAAATTTTAGAAAAGTTAGTAGACGATTTAGAAAAACGGTATCGCATTTCATTTAGTTGTGATGATAAAATAATGTTCGACCTTAAAAGTGGGGATGTTCCGAAAATGTACAGAGAAGGAAATTTAACAAATATACAACTTAAATTTAGATTATGGGGGGCAGGAAATGGAATTAGAGGAACACGGGGTGTTCAAGGTGACCAAGGTAGGAGAGGTGAAAACAGTTTACCAGGCGGTATGGGTATCGATGGATACTACGGTATTCGAGGAAATAAAAAATAATTTCCTTTTTATTTTTTTATTATTCCAAATTGTTAAGGTATATATATAATAATATTATATACTTATTATAAAAATGTCTTTCGCTGAAACAATAAACAATATAACTGGACTTCCTTCAAAAACTTGTTCAGAGAAGGATATTAAGAATATTAATAAAATCCCCTTATCGGGTTTAAGACCTATAATGCTAAAGCAATGTAATGATAAGGCTCTACAGGCCCATTTAGCTGCTCTACGTGCACATATATTACCAATAGTAAAAGACTATCCATCATTGGATCAATATCATGCAAAAATGGCGTATCAAAATAGTAAACAGACTGAATTATTAAAGGTTATAGTTAATACGATTAATGCTATTAAACCGTTAATACCTTATGCTAGAAAAAATGTATATCAAGAAATTTATAATCAATTACTCGCTTATAAAGAATATCCTCCAGAATTATTATTAGATATAGAAGCTATTATGATTCCTGTAAATAATCCTGTTACTGAATCTGTAAATAGACGATCATGGAGCGGTCGGCGAAAATCCCGTAACGTAACAAGAGACGTATGGACTGAAGAATTATTAAAATATCAATATACCGAAAACGCCAATTTTGATAATAAAATCGCAGAATATAAAAATAATTGCAATCGAGTTGTGAGTGAACTCATTGTTAATGAAACGCAAAATAATTGCGATAATCCTGATACATTATTAGACAAAATTGGATTAGAAGAATGTGGTATAAATAATGTTATAAAGACATTTAGAAGCAATATACAAGTTTATAAAAATCATTCGAATCGTGTAATGGAAAAAATACAAAATACGCCGCAATTTCCCCAGTATGCACAAGCAAAATTAGTTGACGATAAAATAAATGAAATGTATAATTGGTATCCATTAGATGAACGTTCTACTATTAATAATGGGTTTGCGAAATTATCAAAACAACAAATAATAGCCACATTACAATTATGGAAAAATACAGTAATAACATTATATAATAATTGTGTTGATAATGATACGCATATAGGTATAGACGCAGATAATATACCATTGTGTGTAAACAATGAATACATTAAATCAGCACAACGATGTGGTCAAGCGATTAAAATGTCCAAGGTATACGAATATGGAACAGATAAACTCACCAATTTATGGACAGATGTATCGAATAGTATTCCAGGTAATTTAAAAGGACAGTCTTTGGGTATATTAGATTCTACAAATAATTCGTGTAAAAAATGGGTAGACATGTTTAATATGTGGAGAGAAGAAGAAGCAAAAGCAATGTCTGAACCGTGTGCCCCAGAAAGACCTATTATGTCGGCAAATGACCCTGTAATGATTAAAATGGCGGATGAATGGAATAAATCCGCATCTGACCATATAGCACAACTCAAGGCGCGACTAATAAAAATAACTAAATATGTAAGAAACTATCCAAATATATTACATTTAAATAAAAAGGATATTATTCTTGCTCCTTATTCCATGTCTGCTACGGCCAATATTAAAATTAAATACGACTCGTCTGAATCGGGTGAATCTCCTAATCATTATTTAGAAATGATTATTCCCAATGGTAAACCTGGACAAAGAGGAGATACTGGAGTTAAAGGTATTCCCGGTTATAATGGATACAGTGGAACAGATGGCGATATAGGTCATACGGGACAAATTGTAGAATCAATATATTATAAAAATAAATAGGAATGATATCAATTATATTATCGTTTTGTATTATATACAAAACTATAAATGTTAAATATGTCTAACTATTTTTTAGTAATATTCATTATTATTAGTATTCCATTTTTAACATCACTTGTTAATTATAAACAATCGTTTATTGAAGCAAATACATCCTATAAAAGTGATTCAAATAAATTAGACGCAGAATTCTTAACTAGTAAATCGAGGGATTTAAACACTTTGAAAACAGATTTGAATGATTTAAAAGAGAAATTATTTACAAATAATCTTAATGATATCATAAAAATCCGAGGTGTTAAAAAAACGAACAAAAATGATCCTAATTTTAATGTTACATTAGAATCGAAACATAATTTTGATAATCTATATACCATTGAAATTCCTATAGGCAAGACTGGACCACAAGGAGATGTTGGACCGCAAGGAGACCCTGGACCGCAAGGAGATGTTGGACCACAAGGACCTGTTGGAAATTGCGGGCTCTTAATTAAATAGAGGAATGGATATTGTTGTTACGCTTTGACTCAATCTCGTCGATACGTTTCTGTTGAATTGTATCGACCGTAACATTATTCGATATTTTATCAGGCTGATAGGTATCCGGAGGTGTTTGAATACTAATAATATCATCATTTGCTGATACATAATTATTTAAATTACGCCTACCACTGTTTCCTTGCGCACTTAATTCGTCAGGAGTTAAATCATAAGCTGTATATGATTCAGACATAATATTCATACCACCATTCGATATAAATCCGGTTTCCAATGGTTCATGAACTTGATTTGAAATCATTTTTTTTGATTCTCTATTCGCATCTACGTGATAATGTCCTATTATATCATCTCCTAAAATAACTCGATATCCTTGTCTTACCAATAACAGTGACGGTACACTTTGAACATTTGGCGGCATAATAACACGTTTACCATCTTCTAAAATGATGTACAGTTGGTTACTTTTTGGGTCTTGTTCTCGATTATCAATACATAAAAAATTTATTTTTTCTGCTAAATTACCTTTTACTAAAAATTGTAAGATACGTTGGGAATGTTTACAATAATTGCTATAATACAAAGTATCCATTATTTTGTATTATATTTAGAGTTATACTATGTTGCTATAACGCATATTCAGTTTACTTTAAACACATGGTGTATAGAAGGCGGTTCTGGAAGTAGAAAGCACCATACATAGCAGAAGACCACAAGAGAGCCATCATGTATTCAGTCTTCATCTTCTTTTGCATAAGAACGAAAACACCACTTACTAGAGTAAGCACCATAAAAACAAACGCCACTAAAGAAAGATAGAAAAACCAGTCACAGTATTTTTGGTCAAGAGGTCCGAAAAGAGATTGAGTATCCATTATATATTATTACCAAGATATTTTTTTTATCTATTATATAAAATATCAAATCAATATATATTGGAATGAAAATTGTTAAATATCTATTTTATAATTTTTTTAAAGATAATATGAAAGAAACCGGACTAGTCATTTTATTATCTCTTCTATCTAACATATTACATACAAATGTGATTACATATTTCAATTCCGCCTTAATCATATCTGTTCAAGACAACGCATTCGATAAAAGTGTGATATTTTTCAAATATTTTATGTTTTCAAGAGTATTTTTAGCATTATTTAATTTTGGATATAAATTGGTTCAGGACGTCATTATGACTAAAGTAAAGCAATGGATGCGATTTAATGTTTTGGATATTATTTTTAAAACAAATAATGAAAATATGAGTAATATTAATTTTACTAAACTTGCTACACCTATTAACCGTTTATCGAATACGTGTTATATGATTATTTCTGATATGCTTAATTATTCATTGCCTTATATCATGTTCGTGTTAGTAACGATGGTTTATTTCGTATATGAAAATCGCATGATTGGTTTAATGTTTATTATTGGTAATGTTTTAGCAATTTTATTGATGATTTATATGTGGAAAATAATGTGGAATAGAAGCAATAACTATGAAAAAAGTAATTTGTATTTTGAGAGGCACGTAACCGAAGTATTGAATAATATTGATAAAATTTTAACACGAGGACAGAAAAATTATGAAACAGGATTGTTTGCCAAGGAATCTAGTGAGACACGAGATGCTCATCGCGATTATTATTATTCTGTATCTACTGCTAAATTTATGATTGAACTAATTACTCTATTAACTATGTTTGTCTGCACGGGTTATTCTATTCATCTCTTTATGAAAAAAGAACTTTCAGCAATTCAGTTTGTCTCTCTGTTCACACTTCTTATGGTTTTCAAAGAACGTATGAACGCATGTGCGACTTTGGCCAGTGATGCGATTGAACAGATTAGTAGATTAGACGCGGTAGTTGAACCATTTAAAATTTTTGAAGACCGTATTCAAGACATTCGTAAAAAATATAATAACACTCCTGAATTAAAATTCGAAAAATTTCATTTTAAAGACGTATGGTTTCGTTATAATAGCGACTCTGACTATGTTCTAGAAAACAAAAATATCGAGTTCAGTTGCGATAATCATAAAATTATTGGTATTACAGGTGAATCCGGAAAGGGAAAAAGTTCCATTTTAAAACTCATTTTAAAACTCCATTCTATTGAAAAAGGTGATATTACAATTGACGATGTTAATATTAAAGACATCGACCCCGATTATATCCGAGATAATATTACTTATATTAATCAAAATTCCCGATTATTTGATAAAACAGTGTTAGAAAACATATTATATGGTTGTAAAGACGATAAGACTTGTCGTGGATTTTATAAACAAATATTATCCTATGATAAAATTAAAAATCTATACAAGAATGTGGATTTAAATAACGATACCGCTGGATATTCCGGCGAAAAATTATCAGGTGGTCAGCGACAAATCGTAAATATCATTAGCGGTCTTGTAAATCCGTCCAAGATACTAATATTAGATGAACCTACCAACGCACTCGATAAAGACTTAAAACAGGAATTATTGGAAATCATTAAATATTTCAAACCCTATAAACAGTCGATTTTAATTATAACCCATGATAAAGATGTTCATACTATTTTCGATGATAAAATCGAAATGTAATAAATTACGTAAAGGTCTTATAAATATATATATAGTAAATTTATAAGACATATCTAGAATGGATAATGCTACCACATGGAATATTATCAATACCTATTTTCAAGACAATCCAAAAGCTTTAGTGCGCCATCATATCGATTCTTACAATGACTTTTATAAAAATGGTATCTTTAACATTTTTCGCGAGAAAAATCCAACTGTTCTTTATTCTCGTTTAGACCCTGATACAAACGAATATACGTCCCAATGTAAACTTTATATGGGCGGAAAAGACGGTTCTAAAATATATTTCGGCAAACCCGTTATACACGACGAATCCAATGTTCATTATATGTATCCTAATGAAGCCCGATTACGTAATATGAATTATAGTATGACTATTCACTACGACATTGACGTTGAATTCATTGATCAATTACAACCCGGTGAAATGCCCACTGTTATTGGCGCTGAACTTATTAAACAAAGTAAGGATGGGAATATTACGGTTGATAATTATTCAGAAGGGGGTTTAGAAGAAACAAAGGAATCATTACAAAAATCCGTTGAAAAGGAATTATCGAGACAACCTGATGAAGAAACTACGGATCCAGATGATAAAAATACGGGTGGTGGTCCTAAACCCACTAAAATTAAGCGCAAAAAGAAGGACGAAATACGTCTTGAAATGAATATCAAGGCCGCTGCTAAATTACGTGAAGTATCAGAGTCATCATTAAAAGGTAATACTCAAACACGAATCCATACACTAGAAAAGGTATTTCTAGGTAAATTCCCCATTATGCTTCAATCCGATTTTTGTATATTAAATAGTCTTCCAAAAGAGGTTCGTCACTCCATGGGTGAATGTCGTAATGATTTGGGCGGATATTTTATTGTCGATGGTAAAGAAAAAACAGTGGTCGCGCAAGAAAAATTCGCCGATAATATGCTATATATCAAAAAATCGGGGGATGAGAAATATCTATATTCCGCAGAAATGCGATGTGTTTCAGAAAACGCATCAAAACCCGTTCGCACTTTCTCTGTGAAAATGGTCGCGCCCACCAATAAATACACCAACAAACAAATCGTGGTTAAAATACCCAATGTTCGTTCTCCTGTCCCATTATTCATTGTCTTCAGAGCCCTCGGTATTATATCTGATAAAGACATCATTTCTTATTGTCTATTAGACTTGGACAAATACGAATCATTTGTCGATTATTTTATACCATCCGTTCACGACGCATCCACAATTATGACCCAACAAACCGCACTCAAATATATCGCACTTTTAACAAAAGGTAAAGGTGTTTCTCACGCATTGGAAATATTAAACGACTATTTCTTACCACACGTTGGCGAATCTAATTATATTACAAAAGCATATGCTCTCGGTGATATTGTTCATCGACTACTTTCCGTCTATACCGGAAGCGAACTTCCCACAGACAGAGATAATTTTAAATATAAACGCATCGAATTAGTGGGGTCACTTTTATATGACCTTTTCCGTGAATATTGGACAATTCAACTCAAATCCATTCATTTGGAATTCGAAAAACGCCTGTATTATAACCAAGAATTATACGAAAGCAATCTTTTTGGATTAATTACACAGAATTATAAAGACGTTTTTAAAGAGAGACAATTAGAACGTGGTTTCAAAAACGCATTTAAAGGCAATTGGGGAGCACAGTCTCATACAAAACGTATTGGTGCTGTCCAAGATTTAAATCGACTTTCTTTCAATTCCGCATTAAATCATCTTCGTAAAACCAACCTACCATTAGATAGTAGTCTCAAAATCGTCGGTCCACGTGTTCTTCATAATTCACAGTGGGGATATATGGATCCGATTGATACACCTGATGGTGGAAGCATTGGATTACATAAACATCTTTCTATTTCTACTTACATATCTCGAGGTGTATCAAGAGAACCTATGATTGAATGGTTGCGTGAGAAATGGGGCATGAAATTAATCGAAGAACATACTCCAAAAAGTCTGTCTCAAATTACAAAAGTAGTGATTAATGGGTTTATGGTGGGGGCTGTTGATGAACCCATTGAATGTGTGAAAACATTCCGTCTATACAGAAGAAACGCTCTTCTTCCCATCTACGCAAGTGCTACATTTGATATTCGATTAAAGACTATTTTTGTCTATACAGATGCCGGTCGATTATGTAGACCCATCTTTTATAAAGATGAACAAACCGGGAAAATGTCGTATGAGCCCAAAAATGTTCTAAAAAAACTACAAGACGGTGAATTTTCTTGGACAGAATTAACAACCGGATTTAATAAAAAGAGAGAGGCGATGAAATTCGAGGCATCTGAAATGAATATATACAATCTACACGATCTATACGAAGGAGTAGAAACCGAAACAAATCCCGCGAAACTAGACCGATTTTTAAAAGATAAGGCTGTTATAGATTACATCGATAACAGTGAAAGTGAGCACACTTTGATTGCCTTGGACACTGATAGTTATGAATCATCTGATTCCAAAGAAAACCTATATACACACTGTGAAATTCATAACTCTCTCATCTTTGGTATGATGACTAATATGGTCATATTCCCTGAAAACAATCCGGCTACACGTAATTCTTTCTCTTGTGGTCAATCCAAACAAGCATGTTCTATGTATCATACTAATTTCCAAGTAAGAATGGACAAAACAGCCGTCTTATTGAATTACGGACAGACACCCCTCGTTAAATCCCGCTATTTGACCCATATTAATCAAGAGGAAAATCCTTATGGTGAAAATATTATTGTAGCTATTGCCTGTTATACGGGTTATAATGTGGAAGATGCCGTCTTGGTCAATGAGGGTTCGATTAAACGCGGTCTTTTCAGAACTTCATATATTTCTTGTTATGAATCTCGCGAAGAGCAAGAAACTACTCCCGATTTTATTAATGAGAAAAAATTTATGAATATTTACGACAATACACACATTACTGGTACGAAATTTGGTACAGATTACAGTAAACTCGACAAGCACGGTATCGTTAAAGAAGGTACACTCGTCAATGATGAAACCGCACTTATTGGTCTCGTTAATATAACATCTCCTGTACCAGGGACAACTACAAATACTACCAGCACTTATGTAGATGGGTCAAAATTTCCCAAAAAAGGACAAATCGGTATCGTAGATAAGGCATTTATTACGGACGACGAAGACGGAAAACGTATTGCTAAAATCAGAGTTTTAGAACAACGTATACCCGCAATTGGCGATAAATTAGCATCCCGTGCTGGTCAAAAAGGAACTGTTGGTTTGGTGGTTCCTGAACGCGATATGCCCTTTACAAAAGACGGTATTCGTCCTGATATTATTATAAATCCTCACGCTGTTCCTTCTCGTATGACTATCGGGCAATTGGTAGAATCTATCACAGGTAAAGCATGTGCTATGATGGGTGGATTCGGTGATTGTACCGCTTTTAATAATAAGGGGTCCAAGATTGGGGTATATGGTGAATTACTTACTAAAAATGGTTATCATAGTAATGGTAACGAAGTATTATATAATGGTATGACCGGTGAACAAATGGAGAGTGAAATATTTATGGGGCCTACCTATTATATGCGTTTAAAACACATGGTCAAAGACAAGGTCAACTCTCGCAGAAGAGGTCCTAAAACCGCATTAACAAAACAACCGGTGAGTGGTCGTGCGAATGACGGTGGTCTGCGTATTGGAGAAATGGAACGTGATACTGTTATTTCTCACGGTATGAACGAATTTTTGAAAGAATCGATGATGGAAAGAGCAGATAAATATCACATAGCCATATGTAATCAAAGTGGTATGATTTCGATATACAATCCTTCGAAAAAACTTTTTATGAGCCCTATGATGGACGGACCTATTAAATATAATGGTTCTCTTGAAAATGATAATATGCGTATTGAACACGTCACGCAATTTGGCCGTTCGTTTAGTATTGTATCAATTCCCTATTCTTTCAAACTTTTAGTCCAAGAATTACAAACAATTAACATTCAAATGAGAATTGTTACCGAGGATAACATAGATCAAGTCGATAGTATGTCTTATTCTGATAATATTAAAACGGTCACTCAAGATGATTTAATGACTCCTAATCTACTTATGCGTGCTATTTATGATAAATTATACAAAAATCAGAAACAAATGGAAACACCTGATCAACAGTTTACACCGGATGAAGTCAATGAATATAATATAGACGACAAGGTCATATACTTGAACGATACAAAACCTACACGTGAATGGGTCATTAAACAAATTTTAGACGACGATAATATTGGTATTTCTACCAATGATTTCGAGAATACGGGTGAATTAGAGAAATCTGGAAGTTTCTTAATGAAAAATGAAAAACAATTAACACTCGCAGTAAGCAAAGATGATATTAAACATACATCTATTCCTGATTCTCCGGCATATAATCCTGATTCTCCTGCCTATCATCCTGATTCTCCGGCATATAATCCTGATTCTCCTGCCTATCATCCTGATTCTCCGGCATATAATCCTGATTCTCCTCCTTTCGCACCCGATACTCCTCCT